AAATATCGTGAAATGGTGATGCATCCAGAAGTGGAGATTGCCGTTGACGATATCACTTCAGAAGCGATAGTCCATGACACTATCGAATATCCTGTCAAAATTCACACAAAAAATATCAAGAGTGCTTCTCTTCAAAAAACTATCGAAGAGGAATTTAATAATATTCTAAAACTTCTCAAGTTCAAAGAAAGAGGATACGACATTTTCCGTAATTGGTACGTTGATGGAAGACTATTCTATCATATTATTATAAATGATTCTAAACCAAAAGAAGGCATTAGAGAACTTCGCAATATCGATCCTCGTAAAATTAAAAAAGTAAAACAGGTCAAAAAAGATAAAGTGTCACCACAAGATCCGGTAAACACTGCTGGGATAGTTTCTAATCAAGAAGAATACTACATCTACAATAATAAAGGGATTGTAAATTCCGAAGGTGTCTCTGGCCTGCCGATTACAGTCGATTCTATTTGTCATGTCACATCAGGACTTAAGGATGGGCGAAGAAACTATGTAGTAAGTCATCTTCACAAAGCAATTAAACCTCTTAATCAGTTAAAACTGGTAGAAGACTCAGTTGTTATTTACAGATGGACAAGAGCACCAGAAAGAAGAGTGTTCTATATTGATGTTGGTAACTTACCGAAACAGAAAGCAGAACAATACCTTTCTGAAATAATGACCAAACACAAGAATAAGATTGTCTACGATGGAACTACTGGTGAAGTCAGAGACGATAGAAAACATCTATCAATGTTAGAGGATTATTGGTTTCCTCGTAGAGAAGGTGGTCGAGGGACAGAGATTGAAACATTGCCTGGTGGTACGAATCTGGGTGAGATGGATGATGTCAATTACTTCCTCAAGAAATTATATAAATCTCTGAATGTTCCTATCTCAAGATTAGAACCAGAGAACACTATGCAGTTGGGAAGAGCCCAAGAGATATCTAGAGATGAATACAAGTTTAACAGATTCATAATTCGACTGCGAGATAAATTTTCAGATTTATTCGCTGACTTGCTGAAGAAGCAACTTATACTCAAAGGGTTTATCAGTATAGATGAATGGAAAGAGATGAGTCAGGATATTATATTTGACTTCACTCAGGATTCATACTACACAGAAATAAAGAATGCAGAAATGTTGCGAGACAGAATTGCATTAGTCGGAGAGATGCAAGAGTATATCGGCAAGTACTATTCTAATGAATGGGTGAGAAGAAATATTCTTAAGATGACTACTTCAGAAATCAAACAGATGGACAGTCAAATTAAGAAAGAGTTGGAAAGTGACGAACCTCAAGACCAGCCACCAGAAGATGAAGGTGGCGAAGAGGGACAACAAGATAATGAACAAAATCTCATATAGGAGTCTAAAAAATGAGTGACAACGAAGAAAATATAAATAGTAACTTAGAAGCAACAACTAGTATTGTCGATGACATTGTTAGTGGTGAGTTAGCAGATGCTCAGAATGCAATCAAAGGTATTTTGAGTCAAAATATGGCCGATGAAATTGAAGGTCACAAACAAGAATTTGCAGCGACTTTGTTTCAAGACGAACCAGAGGTTGAGGTAGAAGATACCGAAGAAATTTCTGCGGAAGTCGAAGAACCAGAAGTCGAAGCTGAGGTTGCAGAAACTGAAGAATAGGATTGACTATGAAGACTTTTTCACAATTTCTAGAAGATGATTTAGACGAAGCGGTAAAACGTAAAGTTGTTATCCGCGGCGGCAAGCGTAAGATTAAGTTCAGATCAGATCGTGCTGGGTATAAAGTTGATGGAAATAAAAGAGAAATTAAAATTTCTGCAGCAGATAAAATCAAAATGAGTTTGAGAAATAAAAAATCCGCTCGTAAGAGAAAGGGCAAGGTTGCAATTTCTAATACTAAGAGAGCGAGATCTATGGTCAAACGTACAGGAATCTAGATATGAAACTAATAACAGAAATTTGCGAAGATCTTATTGTAGAAGAAAAAGGAAAAGACCTTTATATTGAAGGAGTCTTTCTTCAGTCAAACATAGAAAACCGAAACGGTAGAGTATATCCAAAGGAAGTTCTTGAGAAAGAAGTTAAGAGATATACTGAAAATTATATCAATAAAAACAGAGCGTTTGGAGAATTAGGTCATCCCGATGGCCCTTCAATAAATCTGGAAAGAGTTTCTCATATGATCAAGTCTCTTACTTTAGACGGAGATAATTATGTCGGCAAGGCCAAAATCATGAAAGAAACTCCTTATGGTGCAATAGTTTCAAATCTTATCAAGGAAGGTGCGTCTCTTGGTGTTTCTTCTAGAGGTATGGGAAGTGTGAAGTCTACAAAGGAAGGTAACAATATAGTTCAAGGTGATTTTTACCTTGCTACTGCTGCTGACATTGTGGCAGACCCATCTGCTCCTGATGCATTCGTAAATGGAATCATGGAAGGAAAAGAATGGATTTGGGATAATGGTATTATCCGCGAAGCACAAATTGACAATTATCGAAGTGCAGTCGAGTCTGCAAAATCTAAAGAATTGGAATCCACTAAGTTGGGACTCTTCGAAGATTTCTTTGAAAAATTGTCTAAAAACTAAATTATTATAAATATTTGGTAAAATCAACTCAATTAGGAGAATAATACAATGGCTAATGAACTAGAAGTCAATGAAGTTGAAGAACTAGAGAATTCAGTAGAGTCTGAAGAAATTTCCGAAGAGTCTCAAGACGAACTAGTTCAAGAAATTTCTGAGGATGGTGCTAATGAAGCGGTAGAAGAAATTCTTGCTGAATTAGACGAAGAGGAAGTTTCTGAAGAAAGTGAAGAAGAAGAGTCTTTGGCAGAAGGCGGTTACGGCAAGAAGAAAATGAAGGAAGCCGACGATGAAGAAGACGAAGAAGAACCTAAGAATTCTTTTATGATGAAGAAGAAGGTCAAGAAAGAAGATATTGATGTCTCAGAACACATTGATGCAATGTTGTCTGGACATGAATTGTCCGAAGATTTCCAAGAGAAAGCCCGCACAATTTTCGAAGCTGCTGTTCTAGAACAAGTAAACGCAGAAGTTGAAAAGATAGATCAACAGTACAGCGAAGATTTTCAGAACTCAGTTCTTGAGGTCAGATCACAAATTGCAGAAAAGGTAGATGAGTATCTGTCTTATGTTGCAAAAGAGTGGTTGGAAGAGAATAAGGTTGTTGTCGAAAGCAGTCTTAAGCTGGAAATCATGGAAAACTTCATCTCTGGTATGAAGACAGTTTTCGAAGAAAACTACATCGAAGTACCCGAAGAGAAGAAGGACTTGTATGCAGAAGCAGTTGCTGAAGCAGAGCAAGTTAAAGAACAACTCAATGAAGAAATCGAAAAGAATGTTAAACTTTCAAAAGAAGTTGAATCTGTTCAGAAAGATGGAATCATTAGGGATGTCGTGGAAGGTATGACTATCCAACAGGCTGACAAGATTCGTTCTTTGTCTGAAGGGGTAGAATTTACTTCTACTGAAGATTTTGCTGAAAAGGTTAAAGTCATTAAGGAAAATTATTTTCCAAGTGAAGAAACTGTTTCTAGTGAAATTGTAGATGGTGAAGAAGAAGTTACTGCGGTCGAAGATTCCCAGGCGGTGTTGGAAGAACAAGCTGCTAAAGAAACTATGAACCCAGTAATGGAAAACTACGCAAGAGCAATCTCAAGGTTCAGTAGAAAACAGTAAAAATCAAAATATTATAAATAATAACTGTAAATTAAGAAAAACTTGACAAAAACTTAATTGAATTAATCCAAAGGAGACTACGATGTATACAGAAATGCATTTGTCAGAGCAACTTCAAGAGAAGTGGAAGCCAGTAATCGAGCATCCCGATCTTCCTCAGATCGAAGATTCTTATAAGAGAGCGGTAACTGCTATGCTTCTTGAGAACCAAGAAAATGTTGCAAGAGAAGAAGCATCAATGTTGACTGAAGGGCCGATAAATGCAGTTGGTGGCGGTATGTCTCCAGTTGTCGGCGGCGAAGGCAACATTAAGGGTATGGATCCCGTACTGATTTCATTGATCAGACGTTCTATGCCAAACCTAATGGCTTACGATGTTCTAGGTGTTCAACCTATGAGTGGCCCAACAGGTCTTATCTTCGCTATGAAATCGCAATATGGCGATCAAGCGGGAGAGGCACTTTACAGTGAAGCAGATACTGCTTTCTCTGGTGCTTCAAGTCCTGTTCATAATGGTACTGATCCATTCAGTGGTGCTGAAGTATCTGGTTCTGGTTCATCTGCTGAACTAGACTATTCTGCTAGCGATTACACAACTGGTGGCCCTGCTGCTACTGCTAAGGCAGAA